GAGCCAGCGCCGCCGAGTGGTCGTTGCTGGCGTTGTTGCCGACAGCCGCGCCAAACAGCACACGGTCTGAGTTGTCAACCAGCCAGGCATCCTTGTTGGCCTCGGAAGCGGAAGCGTAGGCAGTGCCGTTGATGGAACCCAGGGCCTCGATGATCAGATCGCGCTGATCTTCCATGGCCCAGTCCATCAGCGTCGGCTTGGCTGCATTGCGCAGGCTGATTGCCGACTTCTGCTCTTCCTCTTCATCGACACGCACACCGTTGCGACGGGTGGTGACGGTGACGCCGTGCGAGCGGCTGGTCAGGTCTTCCTCGTTGCCTTCCAGCGTACCATTGCCGGTGACACCACTGTTCGTCAGGCGGTTGACCAACGCATAGTTGATCTGGTTGCCCTTCTTGGTGGTGAGGTTTTCCTTGACCTGAATGATCGAGGTTTCGCCAGTACCCATCGCCGCCTTGAAGGGCGATTCCTGGATGTACTCACGGAAGAACTTGTCGTCCCACTGTTCGACAACAAGTCCGGTAGCTGCATTGGTCTCCGCCATTGGGGAGCCTCCATGAAAAAAGACCCCGGTTCAGGGGGCCTTACTTGAGAAGATCATCCAGCGGTGTTGGCCCGCTGTAGCCGCGCGTTCCCGGCGGTTTTGACGGCACGTCCGACATGTCAGTCGGCTGCTGGATGGGTTGAGTGGCCTTGATCTCGGCCATGAGTTCGGCCTTCAGCGCCTCGCGCGTCCTGGCCTTCCATTCGTCGAGGTTTCCGATCTCTGCGATCTGCGTCTGCTGCTCGTGCCACTTCAGAACATGCCCGTAGGGGTCACGCTGCTGCATGGCCTGCTGTTGCATCGCGGGGTTCTGGCGCACGGCCTCCACCCACGCTTCGACAGCCGCGTCAACTGCCTGGTCACCCTTCGCCTGCCGGTGCATCATTTCCGACATGTTCAGGCGTTCATTCAGCAAACGCTGATCAACGGTCTGTTGCAGGGTGCGGTAAGCCCCTTCCGGGTCTTCCAGCGGGTCAGGGGCCGGTTGAGCCTCTTTCTGCGCCTTCAGATCCTTCCAGAACTGTTCCTGTTCCTCCAACGCCTGCCGCTTCCGGCGTTCGGCCAGCAATGCGGCTTCGGGAACCATCTTCTCCGTGGTCGGCGGCACCACCTCTTCAGGGGCTTCCTCGGCTTTCGCTTCGGGGGCCTCTTCGCCCTTTTCCGCAGGTTCCGGTTCCGGCGCTTCCGCCTTTGCCTCTACCTCCGGCTGTTCAGGTTCCTTGTCGTCCAGAATGTCCTGCAAATCGCTCATCGGTTTTCCTCAAACGCCCGTCATGGTCGGCGGCACCGTCAACGCCCGTTCCCCGGCGGCGGGTCTCACACGGTCTGCGCTCTGGCATCCGCGTAATTCTTGGCGGCGGCGCTGATGTCCTTGAGCGCGCTCGCGTTTGTTTCCTTGACTTCAGCCTCGGTCTTGGCGATTTCCGCCATGGCACCGCGCCTCGCCAGTTCCTGCTGTTCCTGCATCGCCTGCGCCTGTTCCGGCGACTGGCCACCGCGCATCCGGTCAAGCAACTGCTCCCGGTTCCGCAGGCCCGGCATCATCTCGATCAGCACGTCCGGCGGGAACTGAACCCCCGCCTGCGCCAACTGCACCACCCGGTCGAAGTTCTCCGCCATGATGGTGATGGTGTCCGGGGCATCCTCGACGATGATGTCAACGTCCAGGTCCGCCAGCGTGTTCACGCTCACCATCTGCTGCGACCGTGGATCCTGCTGCGCCAGCGCCATGATCTGCTGCTGTTTCGCGGGCGGTTCGTTGGCAATCTTTTCCTGAAGCAACTGGATCGCCGGAACCTGCCGATTGAGGCCCACGAAGCGCATGTTGCGCTCGTCATCCGTCACCCTGATCCAGCGTTCCTCGGTCCAGAACTGTTGCACCCGGTCCCATATCGCCCGGTACATGCGGATATTGAACCAGCGCAGCCGGTCCAGAAGCGTGGCAATCTCGGTCTGCCCGCCCTGCTGACTGGCAAGGATGGCCCGGCCCGATGCTTCCTCGCCCGCACGGCCTGTCAGGGCTGCATTCGGCCCCATCTGGTCCATGTCCGCCTTGATGTCCGCGAGCAGGTTGAAATGGCCGACGATTTCCTCGTTGTTTGCCAGAATTTCAAACCGCTTGCCGGGGTGCGCCTTGATGACGCCATCCGGCTTGGACAGTTCCCGGCGGACTTCGCGTTCGTCGTCAACCGCGCCATCGTCCATGATGATCTGACGGGCAATCAGGTTGTGCAGCAGCTTCGACCGCCGCTTGTTCACTTCGTCCTGAAGCGGGCGCATGTCTCGCACGACGCCCTGACGCTCGTTGTCCCGCTGCACGTAGGCCGATACCAGGATCAGCGGGCAGGCGGTCCCATCCTCCGTCATGAAGGGTGACGGGCCGTTCTTGATGAGTACGTTCGCCGTGAACTGCGCAAACGACCAGTTGCCCGAGCCGTCGCGATACCAGCATGTGACGATCTTCACCCGCTTGCGCTTGTGACCGTGAATCCACCGGGGCTTGTCGTCGTATGTCTCGCCCTGTCCACGACCCTGAAGGTCTGCCGACATTTCCAGTTCGCGCGCACTGTCCGGGAACTTCGCCTTGGCGACCTCGAAGTCCATCCAGACGATTTCACCCATGTACCGCGCATCGGAGAAGTCATGCCGTGCGCTGGTCGGGTCATAGAACAGCCGGTCCCAGGGGATCAGCCGTAGTGCAACTTCCACCCGTCCCTTGCGGTTCCGCTTGATCTCCACAGCCGCGCCGCCGAAGCCCTCGACAAGCATGTGCTCCCATACATCGGACCTGATGCTGTCGCCGTTCTGGTTATCCCAGACATAGCGCAGGGCGTCCGTTGCGGCCTGTGATGCGCTTTCATCCTGCGGGTTGCGCGGGAACGCCTTCGGGTCCGTCCGCTTGATCTTCTCCAACCCGGTGAGATAGTCGATCTTGCGCTTGATGCGGTTGTCGGTCGTGACCGGCTGGCCGCGCTGCTTCAGGGTGCGGACCTCGGCATCGGTCCACTGCACACCGTCATAGTAATTCCGGTCGAGTTCGGAACGCTTGCGGGGTTCGATGGTGGCGTCTTCCGCTTCCTCAACCCACTCCGTGAGCATGGACAACAGCGCATCGTCTTTCATGCCGTTCTCCAATCCGATTCATCAATGTCATCGTCCAGCAGGCGCGCCCAGCGGTCCCGCTTCGGTTTCGTGTCCGGTCGATCCCGGCCACCCGACACAAGGTCATCCAGCATCCGCCCGAACAGGCTCAGAACGTCCACCTGGTCATCGTGCTTTGCAGCCGGGAAACTCAACAGTTCCGCCATCAGATCCGCCAGCCATGGCGCATTGCTCGGTAGGTAGACCTTGCGCATCGCTGCACGGGCCTGAAACGACCGCGCTCGGGTTGGCTTGTCTGCCGTACTGACGAACTGCTCCCGCGCGCCATAGACCCGCCGTTCCCGTTGCCGCTTCTCAATGAAGGGTCCGACAGACTTGATGATCTGCCCTTGTTCCTCGGCCCAATTCAGCGTCTTCCAGCGGTCCATCAGGTCAAGGAACGCCTCGATCCACACGTCCGGGGAATAGCGGCCCCGCCACCAGTCCAGAACGTACAGGTTGTCATCAGCGTCAACGCCCATGACGCCGTGAACCGTGAAGTCACCCTTGCCCTCCGACACCGCGTAGTCGCTCGCCCCGTATGTCCGCAGATGCTTCGGCGGTTCGTCATACCAACGGAACCAGTCCCGCTTGAAGAACAGCCCCTCATCCGGTGCCGGTGACTGCTGGTAGAGCGCAGACCAGTCCCGAACCGGCAATGCCGCCCTGATCCGTGCCAGTCGCTTCTGGTCGAACCGTTGAGGCCACAGGGCCTTTCCGTCATCGTCAATCGCTGGCAGGTTCAGCACGTCCCACTGGTCCCCGCCCCGCTGCATTTCTTCCAGCAGGTAACCCGCAAGGTCGTCTTCGTGCCACCGCGTCTGGATCAGGACCATGGCCCCGTTCGCAGACAGGCGCGTGTAAGCCGTGGAGCCGTACCAGCCCCGTATCA